CTTTAGGCTTAGGATTTTTAGGCCCAAGCTTTCCAGTAAGTCTTTCAAACTCTGCATCGTCATTGGATCTACGGATTCCATCCTCATACACGCTCATCTATTCCTAATCTCCTTCGTAGCCCATCTAAACCCTCATCTAATACTATAGAGTTTACATCACTTCCGAGTGGTAGAGGTATTAACTCTGCGTGTTCGACCTCTTGTAATACTTTCTCGGCCAACTCCATTCCCGGATTAGATCCATCTTTCTTATCATCATTGTCTGCCAAGACAAGGACTCTTCGATAGCCACCAAATAATCTATTGAAGTGTGGTCGCCAAGCTTTAACTCCCGGCACTCCAACTGAAGGCAAGAGTTGACTAGCAATGACTGCATCCAACTCTCCCTCGCAAATTGCAATGGTATCCGAAGGCTTTTGTAAATCAACTGCGTTGAACAATCTTGCTGGTTGATGCATTGGTGCCATGTATCTAGGCCCCGGAAGTTCATCGATCCTTCGGAACTTGAAACCTGCAACGCCATTGACGACTCTGTATGGGATGGATAACCATCCAATGAATTGGACATGGCTCGGATCACAGTCGACTGGTACGCTTCCCAGAAGATGCTCGCTTGCCAGCTCCTGACTGAACCCCCGACCTTTTAGGTAAGAGACCGTCTCCTCGTTTATCTTTTTGTGATATGTCGTAGCCAAATCGTTTAGCAATGTCAGACGCTCTATCGAAAGCAACACGAAAATCCACCCCTTCTTTCCACATTAGTAATGAGTATGCATCTCCACCTATGCCACAGGTGTGGCAGAAGTAGAGTCCTGCTTTCTCTCCGTCTGTACTCATAACAGCAGACCTTCGAGTGTCGTTATGGAAACAACATCTAACCGGCTTTGAATAGCCTTCTCTTACTTCACCGCCATAGTGTTCGACCACAGCCTTGAGAAGCTCTGGGTCGGCGGCCATTAGTAAGTCTTTCTTACTGGCTTCTTCTTCTGAGTTCGTTCCAACTGATTGAGATAAGACTTGTATTCTTCAATACGCTTTTCCATCTTCTTCTGTTCTAACCTTGCATCGAAGGTGTAATACAAGTGTTCTAAGAAATGATACAAAGCAACACCTGCAATTACGATCAATACCCCTACTACTGTTTCCATTTTAATACCTCCGTAAATGTATCTAACTCCATGATTACAAACGACTTACCTATGCCATGCTGCCTACGCTTAGCGATAACTATTGGTATCGCTGGCGTTGACTTTCTTTTCTTTATCCAGTTCCTTACTTCAATACTTGCTTCTTCTACCCATGGCCCAAGCTTGAATGACTTCTCATTCTTTGCCTCAACTACGATAAAGCTTTGGATGTCCGGTGCCCATAACCATAGATCACCTTCATCGCTGGTGCCTGAGAGCCTTAGTCTTTCGACTGGTTGAAACTCTTTACCTCTAAAGTATTCAACAAGATCTGTCTCCCATGTTGCACCCTTTCTTTTATTAGCCCTTGATTGCTTGGAGTCCAACGAAATTTACCCCCGGTCTTAGATCTGCCATGCCCTGAACATCTCTGTCTACTATCTGAACTCGCGATGCATCGATACCCAGCGTTACATAGTTAGATGCATCTGCTGAGTGTTCACCGAATCTATTCTTAACTGCTGCAACCCTGAACTCTTGAAACTCTGGGTTCATTGCAATAGATAAGATCATCGATGGAAGTTGTGATGCCTTTCCTAAGATTGCTCGGCGTGGTGCTGGCATCTTTGGATCTCCAGTTCCAGCTTCACTCATGTGAGTTAGTGCAAGGACACAAGCACCAGTCTTACGAGCCACATGATGCAGCTCTGACATGATGGCACGAATACCTGACCACTCTTCTCCGGTAACAGATACACAGTTCATTAAGTTATCAATGACAATCAATGCAGGTGCCATGCCATAGACCTCGCCATAAGCGAGGATCTCTAGCTCGATTGCATCAATGTCTGGTGATGGATCAAAGACCCACTTAATATGTGAGCCTCTCTCATTCAACAATGGATCGAAGTAATGTGAGTCTGCATCCAAGTATGTTTCAACCTGTTGCTGTGGTAGTCCAGTCAAACCTGCAACTGTTCTAAACATCTGAGTAATGGGGTCGGTATCCGCCGAGAAGTAAAGAGTCGGAACTCCTGTCTTCAAGGCGTATACCAACGCCATCAAACTCTTACCTGAGTTTGGTTGACCTGCGATAAGACACAACTGTGACTGACGGAATCGCATACCATGCTGTCTAAGTCCAGCCCATACATCGGGTAAGGGTTTAGCAGAGGAGCTTGTGCTGTGAACGGCTTGCAGTAGGTTCAACATTATGCAGCAATACTCCTCAATCTTTTTAGTTTCAATTCTTCCCGGATCCTTCTCCGGTCTATTGCAGAAGTTCCTCCCCAAAAATGGAAGTCTTCATTATGTAATGCCCAGTTGAAACAATCTTCTAAGAGTGGACAACTTGCACATACATTACGAAGTGTTTCGTAATGAGTGAAGTCTCTTTCCTCTGTGCAGAAATGTTCGTTTCCGATAGAAGCACAAGCTTCGGTGCCGGTAAAGGCAGGGTATTTTGGTTTACCCTGCCTCACCAACGAGATTAAGAAGCGTTTGCTCGGAAGTCGCATTGCTGGCCCTGTGGTCGTGAGCAAGCATAGAAAGCACGATAAGGCTTTCCAGAAGCTTTGGCAGTTCCAGCAGGAACTAACTTGGCTCCTTCTCCATGCTTACATACTGGGCCGTTAGTAGGGGCAGCATTCGCTGGCTGACCCCATGCATCTTGTGGTGGCGTGATTACGGTTGCATTGAATGACTGTGCAATCGCTTGTGTGGTCATTGGTTGAGAGCCACTAAAGGCGTTAGCCATGGCTTGTAGTAGTGACTCGGCACCACTTGGATCTAAAGCTTCTGCTAATTTCTGTGAGAAGCCTTGATATGTTGCATCTGCAATGACAAAGATTGTTCCATCGTTTGTCTTTGTTGATACTTGAAAGCCTAGTTCGGCCATCTTATTTCTCCTTTATGTGTTTGATGTTGAGTCGGACTGATTCTTTGCCGACTGGTTTTTTAGGTACGAAGCCCAAGAGTTTCTCTACTTCCTTCTCATCGATAGATGCACGACCTGCGACAGTAGTCCAACTAATGTCGACCCCACTTCGTGTCCTACCGAAGATGCCTTCGAGTGAAGCTCGAAGACTCTCACGCTTCGCTTCCAGATCATCGATCTGGTTTCCTATTTGTAAGAACAACAAGGCATTGTTGTCCACCTCAGTATCTTCGATCTCGACTTCCGAGGTTTTGTTCAGTTCTTTTTTTAGTCCAGTACAACCCAACTCCCCAGAAGAGTCGTAGAACTTACAATAGAACTGACAGTAGCTGGCATCCTTTTCAGGTTCAGGTGCATCGGCTGCACTCTTAATACTCTCGAGCCAAGCCAATGCTTCTTCAGCAATCGCTGGATCATAGTCTTCAGAGTGAACCTTTACATCTCGTTCATCACCATCCCGGGCTATGGCACACAAGTTAACGGTCTTAACTTTGTAACCGTTTTTCTCCAACAAGTAGCCATATGTATGAACTTGCCAACGCTGGTTCTTCGATGGGAAGTAACTTAGGTTCTTAACCTTTGTTGTCTTCCAGTCAACGACTGCACCAGTTTCAGGAATGAATAGATCTACATGGGCTTTCATTCCATTGTATTCGACTTCGGTCTCAACTAAATACTTCTTGCCATCCGGATCCAAAGCTTCGATTGATTTCTCAATCTCTGCATGGATGGCCGTTCCCATGATGGCTGCTAGTTTGAGTTCGTTGTCGTTAGTTTCGGCTTGTCCATTTAACCGAAACCAAACCTTGCGTGAACAGCCACCAAGTTCTGATGGCCCTATCTGCACCTGAGTGCTACGAGATTTGCTTGCATCCTTAGCTCGTAGAACTTGGATAAGTAGATCTTTGATCTCACTCATTATCTTCTCCTCTGTTACAACACTTGCATCCTTTTACTACTTCACTTGGTTTGTGATTGCAAGAAGGACAAGTCTCATTCATCTGATTGACCTTTCTTTAGATCATCCTGCACCTTGTTATAGGCTGTCCAGAATAGTGCATAGTAAGAAATATCAAAAGGAAAAGTCTTCATATGCGTGACTAATGCACCGGTGTGTGCATAGGCTTGGATCCCTGCTTCCTTCAGTAAATTGAAGAAGATAATATCTTCGCCAATAAACTTATCTTCCGTAAGATCATTCTCATGGAAGAAACTTTTATCCGGGAACTTCTCCCTTAGCTTTGGAATAATTGACTTGTGCATCAACACACATCCAAAGCCAGCAGAGTCAATCGGAATGATTTCATTCTCTGGTAATGGGTGTATGTATTCAATCTCGTATTTACTTCTACCTTCTTTGAAGATGGTAGGCATCGGAACCGGTAGGTTATTGATGCTGTCTTTCCAGACGAAGTATACGCCAGATACAACAGGTCGTGAGACCTTATCTGCTGTATCCCATAGAGTCTTGAGGACTTCTTTAGTCAGCACAATATCTGAATCAACCCAGAGCAGCCAGTCAGTTTTAGATTGGTCTGCCCATAGATCGAACAACTGCATACGCTGACGAGAGATCTGATTACCCTTAACTCTCATTGCATTGTTGATAGGCACACCAACTGTGTGTGCCATAAGCATTGTGTATACAAG